AAGATGCGCTCAATAAGACTTTGCACACCCTTGGACTTATGAAGGTCACCCGCATTAAGAGTGAAGAATTTGAATGCAGGAATAATCTCTTGTTCGATGAAATCACCAAGGTTTGGAATTGCGCCACCAACTTCACGTTCACGGAACTGGCGCATAAGAAGTGCTACTGTATCCTTGAAGTGATCAGTATCCAGATACAGCGCTGCATATTCCAAAATGAAATCTATGACCACAGTACCATCATTTGAGTTGAGATACTTCTGGAAGTCGTTACTCCCAAGAAGATCCATAGAGTTCGTAACCTTGATCTCCTGTACACGGAGATAAAGTTTTTCAAACATATCTGCCAATGCTCTGAGAACATCGTCATACTGTGCGTTATCTTGGAGGAATACCAACGACTGATTCGTGGCATCCTTTAGAAACTCATAGAAGTTGAATGTCTGTGGCATAGTTTATCCTAATTGAATCGATCCGAGAATTGCAAACTCGGCATCAAGCAATTGGTAGTCACCGAGACTGTCCACTCTTGCTGCAACCTCTGGACTTCTAGGTGTTAGGGTGACAATTGCTCTTGCCACACCGGGAACATCATTGATAAGATTGTTGAAGTCAACTGTATTGAGTCTTCCACCAAGTTCATTGTTACTTGGTAGGAATGCGTTAACAATTTCTGTTCGGATAGAGTTGGTAACTTCCTCTGTCGTAATAATACTGGTTTCGTCCTTACGGAAGACAACACGCACATCAAAGGTTTGATATATCGGAGCAAGGATGTGGTTACGAACGGTAACCATCTTGATCTTGTCCATATCTTCCAGCATGGTTTCCTTGGTTTCTACGTTCAAGTATCCACCATTCTCAGGAACAGGAACGACGAAAACGTCATTAGAGTTGAAGCAACTATCCGGATAAACTCTTACGTTACCAAGAAGAAGTTGGTTGTTTGGTTTCACAAAGATAGAAGCAAGAACACTGGCGTTACCAGTGGTTGTATCCAACTCAGTCTCATCTAGAAGGAAGACACCCTTGACCACGTACCAACCCTTAACATCACCTTCTCTATCACAGCAACACTCTTGAGAGACATAACCCTCAGTGTTGAAGACGAACGAGTCGAAGCGAGTGAAACACTTGATACCGTTGATGTAGAGTTCTACGTTATCCTTTGTGATAGCAGGATATTGTTGGGTATCGGGATCTTGATTAGGGTTCAACACTTCCAACTCAAAGTGAATAACTGTGCAACATTCAGTGTTACCCACTAATGATACGTTTTGACTAATCAATGATCCGCGATTATCACCACACGCTCTGGAAGTATCAGCATACAGCGCAGATGTTGTACCGAAGTTCAATAGCGTTCCTACGTTTACATCATTGCCTTCTAGATCAGGAAGTGGAAGAATATCTCCGTTCTCAACTGTATAGCGTTCATAGAATCCACGGAAATCCCAATCAGTTGGAATCTTCTTTTGTTCATCGTATCCTGTAATCGTTTGTAGGGTGTAGTCTGCCCAATCAGGGTTGGTGACAACGTTCTTACAAGGAGATGGCAGAAGACCCGCTTCTACTGCTTCCTGATAGTTAAACGCCGCAGCATCTACAACGAAAGGATATTCACCTAGCACGAACCACTTGTAATCAAAGTTATTCACCAAGCGGTTTTGAATGCCGAAGTAGAGTGGAGCAAACTTCTTGATTCTGCTTAGGGTTTCGATATTGATACCCTCGGAACTCTCGTTTGCTTGGGTTACAGTGAATTGACCTTGGATTGTATCAAGCGGATCTTCCGGGTTAACAAAGAAAATCGTGTCTGAAAGTTCGTCAATAGCGTTGGCATCTACCTGACCATCAGATCCGAGAGTAGCAAGATACTCAATGCGGATTGTGCGTCCTGCCTCTGGAATCTTACCGAAGTTACCTTCAGCAAATAGAATCTCAAGTAGACCCTTAGGGTTGATGTATGGTACATAGATCTGCGATTCGGGACCACTATAGAACCAAGTTAGTACGCTTTCCCATTTCTCTTCTTCAGCAGAGTCGTTCAATACATAGACTTCGATGCTCTTAGTGTCTACGAATGGGTTTGGAATCTCAAAACTCTGTAGTTCTGTACCATCACTGGTGAATTGAATCGAAAGTGGAATACCCTGTGCCAACTCCAAAGATACGACATTAGGATCAGTATTGTCTGCTGTATCCGGATCTTTGATGGTCATAATCGTATCGCCAGTATTGGTGAATACGAGTGCCTTATTTCTATCGTTTGTGGTTCTAGTGGTAAATCTGGTATTCTTAGGGAGAACAGCAGTCCATCCGAAGTAAGGATCAATGTTATCTTGGATACCCATTGCCTCAAAATCAGGGGTTACTGTGACAGAAACACGGGAACCGGAGAACCCATGTGCCTTATATCCCACAAGATTGCCCAACATGTTACCAGTTTCATACAGACTACAGGTGTTGATATACTGTTCGTTTGCCATGGAGTTGATATAGTTACCAAAAATGGCACCAGTATATGAAAACATGTTGACCAATTGACTCATAAAGGAACCTTCAAAGTTGGCATCCTTGAAAGTATCGGTTGCACGAAGGAACTCAATCAGTCCTTCTTTTAACCCTCTATAGTCAATATCGCGGAAATTGAGTTTTTGTTCTGACATTGGTTAATCCTATCTACTTAGATCCTCAAAGGAGAGAGTTTCATCAAAAACACCTTGAGTTAATCCATCGTCTAGTAGGTATGCTATTGTGACTGTGACCTTATAGTTATTTATTTGGGAAAGGTTTACATCTATTGTATTTATGCGTAATTGTGGTTCAATACCCTCAATAGATTTACGTATTTTGCTCTCTATTTCATAGGCGAGGATTTGTGGGGGATATGATTGCTCGAAAACTACGCTTTCCATGTCCGATCCGAAGATTGGTTCGAAGTTCTTATCACCGAAATTGGACATAAGAATAGCGTAAATCGACTGATTCACAGCATCAATATCCTCTTTCATCTTGAGATCTCCACGGTCATCAAGATCGAAATTCCAAGGGATATCACGACGAAAAGCGAATGGAACTTTGTTGGTAAGCATCTTTTATTCCTTACTGTGCAACGTAACCGGGACAGAATGTCGGTAGAGTGAATCCATCTTGAGGATGATCCACAGAAGCAGAACCACCCGGAGGTGTAGCATTACCGAGTACTTTAGCAATTACAGCACCAGAAACGATCATGTTAGGCGAACCGGGACTGTCAATAACTCCACACTTCACATTACCGTCAATCTGTACCTGTCCTGTAATTCTAACGTCACCATCCAACACAATGGTTGATGATTGAATTCTGAAGAATTCTGATGCTCTCATCTCCCAATGGGCAGCAGTAACTTCTACACATGAATCTTGATAGTAGGTATAGCGGAAACCGTTAACCCACCTCTCCATATCACCCTCACAGAGTTCGAATCGTTGATCACCCTTGTTAAGTAGATAATATTGGTGACCTTCCTTCAAGTGGAAACCTTGGTTACCATTATCAAGTTGATAGGTTTGATTACCTTCGTGAAGATGGAAGCACTGATGACCCTTACGGAGTCTGAAGGTTTGGTTAGCATCTCCACCAATCTTAGACTCATGCAGCAAGAAGAATTGCGATCCTCTTTGCGTCTCGTTGTAAGTAATCTCATCAAATTGCCAGCGAGTATTCAGAATCTCAGAACCAGTATCCTCAATACCCTTATCAGCAACACCCGCTTCGGTATGCTGTGCGTTTTGATAATCCAGACTGGTATCCATCTTTGCCGCTGCTTCGTGCTGACCACTTGTTTCAAATGGACGTTCACCATTCAACTCAATGAAGTGGTGACCATCATCCAAATGCATATGTGCCCAACCCTTATTCACGGTGATATTATGGTTACCAATATCGAGGTGTTGGTTATGACTACCACGGTGTTGACGGTAGTTTCTATCACCGATTTCGATCTCCATATTGTCGTTACCGGTGTACATTCTGGTATTACGGTCTACATTGAATGTCTCATTGACCTTATTAGCATAGTAGCGATAAACAAAGTCCTCAATAACAGTCTTTTCACGACCCGGATTATGCTTACGTTCTTCGAAACGACCTAGAACTTGTTCGCGTTCTGATCCTTCAATATCATCATACGTAATATCGTTGTTCTTACGACCATCAAACGCCTGCGCAATAACTTGAATAGGATCAGGAAGGTTGGCAACAACGTTGGTTGGAGGATGATACGGAGTGGAAATAGGACCATCCGGACTGTTACCTTTACCACGCTGACGCTCATATACCTTCTTAATGGATCTTTCGTTAAGGAAATCATCCTTTTCACGACTGCTATCCAATTGAATCAATTCGGTGAAATACTTCGATGGATGGATATAGGTATGGCGCTCTTTAAGAATGTCTCTATCGACGATTTCACCTTGCGAATTGCGCTCGGTGCTGCACATAGGATACTCAGGTTTCCAATCATCACCACCTTCAAAGTCATGTTGGTGGGAATCGTCATCATCATTGTGACCCCACTTACGTTCGTTCCACAGATCAAGTTCTTGCTGTGACATAAGTTGGGTCAAAGCACTACTAGGTTTGATAGTATGGATACCATCATAACCCGGAGCATCTAGGTTTGCCTTACCATCAAACGCAATACGAATATCCTCTTGGAAGAAGTCAGATGGAAATAGCGGTTGTACCTCTTCTTCAGTCTTGATAGGTGGAGGAATCTGCTCAGATCCACCATCTCCGAAGGTATTCTTTCTAGTTTGTGGAGGATAGTCTTGTACAGGATGTTCGATCTGTTCGTCTTTAGGAGTTTCGTATTGATCCTTTTCATCGCTATAGTTGGTCTTATCATCGTATTGACTAGACTTAGCGTATTCGTATTCGGTATCCTGTAACTTACCTTCCTTCTGTTGATAATCCTCTACGTCTTCAATGGCAGGCGCGGCAGCGAAGTAGACAGGGAAGTTGTGATCACCCGCTTCAAAGAATAGGAATACGTGACTACCGACATCCGGAACCTTGTAGGAACCAATGTTTCTTAGACCACCACCAAACCTTAGATCGGTAGCGGGAATTGCCCAAGGCAATTGTTCAGTTTTGACATATGCTTTGTTGTCACTATGCACACCCAAGACACGAATCTTAACTCGTCCCGCTTTCTCTGGATCATTGACATCCTCGACCACACCACGATACATGAGTGGGTGGGTCAGAATATCATCACCAAACATATCAGAAACAACGCCCATGAAATCTCCCTAGTGTAAGAAATCGCCTCTACGGGACAATGCTAATACTTGACGATATGGAACACCCTTCGTATTCCAAGTATGCGATACGGTTCTCACAAACCATTCGCCTTCCAACTCTTCAATGTTTTCGTTGGCACCCTTTGCCTTGTTCATAACCTTAATCGAGTCTCCTGCCTTCATAAGTTTTTCACCAGTGATACCATTGATCAGAACGTTGGTTTGAACCTGTGCAGCAATAGCGGTAAGCAGTTGGTTGTACACCAATGCCTTACATGTTTCTTTATCCTTCTCGCCACGATAACCTGTAGGAATATGGAACCCAAACATATTATTGATGTCTGTAGGTTCTTCAAACATGTTGTTAACTTCTTGGATAGGTCGCTTCATATAACCGTTCTTAAGCGTGTATTCTTTCTTTTTGAACCAATTGAAGCGTTCGGCAGACGCGCCGGAAAGACCAATCTTATAGAACTCCTTGTGGACAAACTCAGGATAGTAGTCGTTAATAACCTTCTGCGTATCCTTCTGTGCATCAGCAATAGACGTTACCACAATGTCTTGAATATTGAGTTCATGTTGATCTCCCTCATCCATGATAGTTTCGAGAGATCGGAAGTGGAATTGGTTCTTCAGATCAAACCACGTATGGAAACCACCCGCACCTTGCTTAGATAACGCATAGCGCTTCAAGTAGTTAAGTGTCTTGTGAGGACTCCAAAATGGAATACAGAAACTCTCCAATTTACCCTTGGTGATTTCTACTGTCTCTGTTCCACCTTCTAGCGTTCCAATGCGGTAGTCTTGTGGAGACTTGTTAAGAAAAACCTTAAAGAGATCCTTAACAATATCGCTAATCTTCTGATCCTTGTATCCCTTAGATACTTTCCAAACTAGCAAGTTACGATATGCAGGGAACTGAGCGATTGTGACGGTAAACTCATCATAAGCGGAACCAACCACGTGACCTTGTTCTTGTCCAACAACATTCAGGATTTCAAACTTGAGTTTGGTGCCACCCTCTTCACCATACGCTCCACCCTCTTCGCGGTTCGAACGTAAGGTCATCTCAAGATAATCGTATCCCTCGCGCATCAAGACTGCCATTTTGAACTTACCACGGTCAGAGAACTTCACTGTTCCAAAAACCACGAACTGACTGATGGATTCCTGTAGTTTGACTTCAATAACATCCTGCGGATCTAGTTGAGGTCCGTAGGGAGAAGGTTCACCATCTTTATTGACAGGGATGATCTTAGGAACTTCGTTATTGAACGTACCGAAAGTTAGTTCACTCGGTCTGGTCATTACTTTTCCATTTCCATCCGTTTTAGATACTGATCGTACAGATTAACTACAAGATCGAACTCGTCTATCATCATTGCGTCTGTTTCCTGTATTCCCAACTTGATCGACAGTAACAGATTGAATTGCGAAGACAAGATGGTCATGTAGTCTTCTACGGTTAGAAATCGTAGAAGAATAGAATAAAATCCGATATCTCAAATCCTCCCGCACTTTCATTGTAGGTCTTCACCCATTCATTGATAGTGCCGAAGAACGCTTTTTGATTCTCATCATACGCTTTGGAAATCTGACGCAGATGATCATAAGAAAGACTGTTAACGAGTTGAATCCTTTGATCCGGACTCATAATGTTAGCAACTCCATCTTGTACATATGCCTTGACACACATAGCAATGGAGAGGATACTCAAAGATGCATTAGGATTACGCAAGCATTCTTGCTGAACGTAAAGCATATCGCCGCGAGTTGGCATCATAAGATACAGACCAACGTTTTCGTCTACATCCACATATCCGATTGGATTCTGGATAAAGAGATTGCGGTTGGCGCGGAGATGATCAAGAAGTTCGCTTAGGTTGATATCGATATACTCAACCTTCTTCTCATCACCTTTCTTCTTTTTCGATACCTTTTTCTTAGGTTTCGGTTCAGGATCTTCAATTGTTACCTTGAAGTTTGCTTCCTCGCCTCTGGACATCAAGCGAGTATAAACCAACAGGTAAACCCAATCGTAGATTGTTAGGTTCTCAATTGGGAAGTTGTTAACAATGCAACGACGAAGGACCACATCCAAAGCATTGGTAAGAGCGAACTCTAGTTCCTGTGCCTTGTGAAGATAATCCTCATCATCTTTATCCAGATCTCGGGAGCGACCTTCGAATATCTCTAACTGCTTCGAAAGATACTTGTACTCTTCCACAGTCATACTCTTCAATTGAATCACATGTTCATCGCTTGAGAGAAGATGTACTTCATCAGAGTATACTTGAGAAGAGAAGTTACTGAGAAACTGACCAAACTCCACCGCATTAACTTGCTTCGTTTCTGTGATAGGATTAGATGGTGGATCTTCCTTTTGAACCTTTTTGGCAGCACTTTTCTTCTTTTTCGATACCTTTTTCTTAGGTTTCGATTCAGGTTTAGGTTCTGGTGGAGTTTCCTGTACGGGTTCATTTTCCTGTTTAGGAATATCGACCATATCAGGAAATAGTCGTTTCTTCATCTCCATCGCGTTTTTGCGGATTTCTGGATGCTCATTGGGGTTGTTGATCATAGCGTCGAGATACGCTGGATCGATCTCCCGATTGGTCTGGTTCATAGCAGCGGGTTGTCCAGTACCCGGAACCTTTCCAAAGAACATATTATCGTCAATGAAACCTTGATTAGACATTGTTACTCTCCCTTACATTAGAATGATGCGAAACCTTGATTAGACATTGTTACTCTCCCTTACATTAGAATGATGCTTTCTACTCTATTTAGCATACGTATAGGTTATTTGGAGGATTTAAGGAGGGTTGGGTAAGGGTTCCAAAATGCCCTATAAAAATGCAGAAAGGGGTCTATAATAAATCTGGATACCCTAAAGGTATTTATCCCGTGGGTAGCAATATATCAAAGAAAAACCCCCAATTTATTGGGGGTTTCTCGTATGCGATTGTTCGTTTGATTATCCTACTTGGTTATAGTAACTGTAGGTAATCGTTGCGTCGAAGGTCAAAGGAGTATCCTTTGTTTCATGACCGTATTGAATTGCGCTGATCGCTGATAGGAAAGCGAAACCCAACTTGTATACCGAAGCGTTTGCACGTTGGGTATTGAGTTGGAATAGAGTCATCGAACCCATGTAGACGGTTGGCGCACCCCAAATTGGACCTGTACCTTCTTCGTACTTGTACACATCGTCAAGTACACGCTTCCACTCGGCAAGTACCTCATAGTCAGCATCAATAATGAACTGAGCAGTAAGAGGTTCATAGGTGGGGGTTCCACCTAGTTTGTATGTCATACCAAAGTAGGATACTGCAACTTCGTTTACGGTAAGACCGGGAAGCGCAGATGTACGCATAGACGCGACCACTCGTTGTGGATCTCCAAGTTGACCAAAGCAACCACCTTCGAAGAAACAACGGAAGTGATACGGTCTAGCAATATCATTGATTTTTTCTCTAAAATGATTTAGACTGTACATATTGCTATCCTCTTTCCTTTATCTAATTAGGCACCAGTAGATGGAACTGTATTTGTTACGCCCGGAGTAATTCTGGTCGCAAGTTCTTGAAGGTTCACACCTGCTCTTGTGATAAAGAAGCGTAGATAGATGAACTCAGCAACAGGAGTAGGTTTCACATAGATGTCTACGTACAGTTCGTTATTATCAAGAACGATTGGAGTATTGTTAGTCTCGTCACAGACTACCAAGAACTCTTGAAGACCACGGTTATTTTGAACCCATTGTAGGAACTCATTGAAGATACCAGTAATTTCTGAACGGGTGAACTCATCGTTGAACTCAAAGACGAATTGTTCAGCGAGTCTACGAGTTCTACGCTTAAGGAAAGCAAGGAGTCTACGAACGTTAATTCTGTTCAAGTAACTCTCGCGATCAAGCAAGGTCTTTTGACCGTAGATGGTGATAGCACTTCTGATAACTGCGATTGGGTTGACTCTGTTCGCATAAAGTGCATCACGTTGAGGAAGACGGAAGATCTCACGGAGGTCAAGAACCTCAGAAAGAACACCTCGTCTGCTACCAGCAGGAGCATACCATGGATAGAAATTCTTATCCACATCTGCGTAAACACCAGCAACCGTTCCAGAAGGAGCAATCCAGCGGTATACACCACTGTACTTGTCGTAAACCTTCAAGCGGTTGTGGTAAAGTGCAGCGTATGATCCAGTTTCGCCACCAAGAAGAAGATTCTCTTGTGTCCACTGAACAATTTGATCTACCGTCTTGTATTCGAATGGAACGTCAAGAACAGCAATCGCCTCACCATTAAGGTCTTCAGCGAGAGCAGCAAGTTCCTTCTTAGCAACAAGAGGAAGATCACCTTCGATACAAACGTCAATGTCGATATCGGATTCACGGTAGAGATTAAGACCTTCCAAGTATTCACCAACAAGCGTTACGGTTTGACCTTCGCGGGTTGTGGTTTCGTAGAAGTTTTGAAGTTCACCGGAGTAACCACCACGGAGTGCGATTGGAAGAGTAGTTGTCATTTGGCAACCTTCCGCAAGATCCGAGAACTTCGCACGGATCAAGGTCGAGTTGTTGTTAACAACGTCTTCAACGTAAAGTTTGTTACCGTTGCCATCGAAAGCGTTCTTATCGGTAGATACTCTGTGGTATTCTACCTCGCTCCAAGAGTTGGAAATGGTATCGCGAGTAAGCACGAAGATACCGAACTCAGTGGAAGCGGTAGGAAGGTTATTAGGAATGGTACCCAAGAAGTCAAACTCGTTGACAAGTTCTTGATAAGTAACCTTCGAAAGAAGACGCTTGATGCTTGGAGAATCGTCTGATCCCCAGTTTGCGAAATCTTCAGGCACGAACGAATCGGACTTGAGAGTTTCACGTGGGATGCTGAGACTGTAAGGGAACTTCTTCAACTTCTCTGCATCATCATAACCAAGGATGAAGATGTAGTATTCGTTGTAGTCAGAACCCGGACCTACAGCAGCAAGGACAAGATCTTCGCTCTTTGCCTCACCATTGATCTCAACATTGAAATCAAAAGTAGTGGTGTCATCTGGATCGTAATACTCAGGATCTACAGTGGAACCATGCTTAAAGCGGATACCACCAGTCCAAGTATTTTCAACCCAAGCAACACGTTCCCAAATCACTTCACCGTCTGTGGTGTTATCGCCAATGTCCGTATCCCAAGCAACAACTTCGTCACTAGGACTACCCTTGTCAGCACGTTCTGCTGCTTGGTTCCACGCTTGACTGGTAAGACCAGCACGTGTACAGCGGTAAACGTAACCGTTAGGGAAATTAGGATCAGGCACCCCAGCACCGATTTCTGCTGAGAAGTGTTCTACTTGACCAAGAGCGGTATTTTCATACCAACCATCGTGAATGAGATCACCAACCTCATATTCACGGTTGCGCACACGTGGGAAAGCGCGGTTAAGGGTATGGCGAGTGTGGAACGCTTGGACACACTTGTATTGAGAATTGTAGTAATCCTCAACATCTTGTTGTGTGGCGAAGGTTTGATCAGTCACTTCGATATACTCGCTTACATCGTTGTTGTAGATGAGCGGATCAAGATTAGCAATGGTAGGGAGTGTACCATCAGGTTCGTTATCTGAGTTACAATCAAAACCAACAGCGGAAACGATAGCAGTAGGACGATCAACTACTCTGGTGAAAAGTAGTTGCGCACCTCTGGTAAAGAATCCACTTGCTGCGAAGAAAGTTTTCACGGTGTCTTCACTAGGTTCACCGTATGTCTCCACGAATTCTCTCTCAGTGTTCACGATGTCGATTTTAAATGCTGGACCACGTTCAGCGTTACCAACCAACATCGCAATCGTGTTGATTTGGTTGCTCACGTGATCAGATAAATCAATCTCTTGAACTCTGACAGCGGGAGAAAGACCAGATCGAATAGTTACCATGTTCTGTTCCTCTTTCTGTAAAGAAATGAGTTTACACTCTACTTACATTCAACTATATTTATGGATGTAACATAAGAAATCACAAACATTTTTTGGAAATTGCCTTCTTAATTAGACCAATTCGGACCAGACACCTCGGTTTGATCAAACAAACTGGTATTGATGTCGAAGTCTGCACTCTTGAAGAAGCGAATTGGAATATGAAGGATCGGTCCCGGTTGATCGGAAAGCGGTTTGTAGATCCACCCACGAATAGTGAAATTCAATTCTCCCTTTACAGTTCTTCTATCGGTGTCCAACCACTCGATAGGTATGTCTCTATTGATAGATCCGTCAAAGTCAATCTTCAGTTCTCTAGGAACCTGATTAAGCGTATTGACGTTTTCCTTGATCTTTACCACCACATACGGAGCAATGAACGGTACAATGTTCTCTGAGATCTGATGGATGTGTGTTTCATACTTCGCAACAATGGCGAGAGTCATGCCTATGTTGTATGGAATAGGCATACGGTCATTGTATTGCTTTGGGTTCTGTTTGATGCGTCTGGTACGGTAGTAGTTGAGCGCTCTGGTATCGTCGTATGAGATTGAGTTGATAGACACTGAGAATACCGGAACCTTCATATCATATTGAGAATCAGGATCCAAATACTCGTATTTCTTCTCCAATGCTTTTCGTTCTTGGGGAGTATAGATAATATCAATAGGTGTTTCTTTTACTTCTGTCAATGTATTGTCAGAATTTCGAATCTCATCCACCACAGACATAGATTTAAACAAACTCATAAACGCTATCACCTGATTCCTTACAGAATTATAGTAATAATATTCCTCGTTAGGTGTTCTCATTAAAAATTTCCTTATAAATGATGAAAAATATCCCCGACAATATTCTTGTCGGGGAGTGAAAAATGCTTCAGAAAGGGAACAACTTAAGGTGATTTTATATCCTATGGTAGATAGCTTCTACTGATTTATTCCCCATCCTCACTATTATTTAGGGTATCTGTATTCTTATTGAGAGCATTTTCCGCATCTTTTTCCAACTCATTTGCAAGCAAAATGAGGTCACATGTAGGTACTGGAACATCATCGTGTTTGTACGCTAAATAATGATCTCTAGTTATCGCTGCAAGGATCGGATACTCCTTAACAACTTCCTTTGCTGCTGCCCTAAGTTCGCCCACTGCTAACCATTTATGCAGCGGATAACCGTTTCCGATCCTCGCTTCATCTTCAAACGCCATTGCTATAGCAACGTGCTCACGATAACAGTCTAAACAGGATTCTTGTGACATCTCCCTAACCTCTCCTACAGTAACCCGTATTTTCTATCGTATGCCTTCTTTGCCATAGCGCCCATGAAACTTCCAGCGTTATAGTCAACAACTGATTCAAAGACAAACGTTCTCCCACTTCCGTCGATCTTGCTATATGCATCGCTGATCTTATTAGGATTGAACTTGCCAATCGAGAAATGATCCTCATCTACAACTCGCTCACCATCTCTTTCCGACTTGTGTTGATAGAGCATGATGTCGGAGTCTGCTTCTGGATCAGACTTGTAAATACCAGCATCTTGATCGTATTTCTGAGTCATATCCATGATGAATTGACGCATTTCCTCACCGTCTGTACCCTTAGGTGCAGCAATGAAGAGTGAGCGTTCGCCCACATCTGCCTTCTCGCCCTGTTCATCAGTCTCTACCCAACGACCATCCAACTCCCAAAAACCGTAACCAGCATCACGCACATCTTGCTTCAACTGGTTCATGAGTTTCTTATTGGTTGCTTCATCGTTCTCACCACGGTAAGCGGTGACAATACCCCAAACGAAACCTTCTTTCTTTGCCATTTGCCAAACACGGGACAACTTCTCTTCATTGAGAAATTGCTTATGCTTGCTGACAGAATAACTTACATGCTTGTCTTCAAAAAGAAGATCTCTTTCGTGTTCCTTACGACCATCTTCCACCAATCTGAATGTCTCTTGTACACACTCAGCGGTCAAAGCACCGGCAACGCTTCTAGGATCTTCTACCTCATCCGTCTTCTCACGGAGAAGTTTACCCTTATCCATTCTCCTGAGGAATTCGTTAGGAGATACGATAGTTGAATCCGACTTCACATCGTCCTTATCATAGATACGCACAACACGCAACTTCATTGCGTTGGTAAGCAAGCGAGTGAGTTGATCCTTCATACGCTTCTTGAACATATCAGAACCGTAAGGATGCTCATCCGTATCTAGAATAAAGAATTGTAGTGCTTCTAAGGCATGTTTAACAGACTTCAGTTTGCCACCATCTCCCTTGTAGAACTCAATGGAGACTTGGTTGTCGTTGGCATCACCTCTGATACGGATCATACCTTCAACAAGAGCAGCAAGACGAACTGCCGTCTCGAACCCCTTATTGGCACGACTGAACTTGTTGATGACTTTACGTGATTCAGGTGAAAGATCTAATGCTTTTTGATCTTTTGGATCTGTGATTGAATCTTCATGGCGACGAACTTCTACATATTCAAGGTTATCAGGGTTCAACCAAATCCCTGTACCCATTGGCATAGTGTTACTCCTTATATCTTACTAACTTCACATTTGCTTCGTTGAACATCATCTTCGATACTCTCATGTCATCCTCCCAACGTTGATTCCAGTATGCCTCTTTCTTTTCTGCATCTCTGGCATCAATTACGACTGCAACGATACCGGACTGAATGATTGCCCTCGCACACCTAGCGCAAGGAATCCAGTCTACATAAAGGGTGGCACCATCTAACGCAACTCCATGTCGTGCCGCATTATAGATTGCATTTCTCTCCGCATGTTCGGTCCATAGATATTTATCAGGTCTTTCGTGTCGTTTATCGATTTTTTCTGCTATTGTGCGTTTTGTGTGATGTGGGGCATAGACGTTAAGATCTGACTCTTCCTCCATGACCCCTCTCGGGAATCCGTTGAATCCTGTAGACAGTACATTATGGTTCTTACCGACGATAATAGCACCGACCTTGGTTGCCTGATCCTTGGACTTAGTTTTGATTACATCGATCATGTTGAAGAAATATTCGTGCCAATTCATTTGCTATCTCGATCCTTGATAAGATTATGTGCCGATTCCAACGCTTCTTCGATTGTTTTACCATAACTCATAGGATCGAGAGTTGCATCGTGATAGATCCTACCAACACACCACTCCATCTGATCGGTGTACGGGTTGACAGCGCGAGTTACCACCAAACAATGTTTCTCTATAATACCTTTATAAGAATCCATCATACCTCCTTGATGTACTTGAGTGCCATATTCTCGATCTCGCTACAGACATCCAAGTCGGGTCCGATAATATGTAGTGCCTTCATTGCTGCATCTGCTAGTGCTGTAGCGCTCTTGTATTCTTGGTAGTGCAAGTCCATCCAGTTTTCAATACTGCGATGCATAAATTCTCCTTTACAAAGACCTTTCCATATAGTATTATACAACTAAATATGGGTGATTCAAGTTCTTTTTCAGATATTTCTAGCGTCCGATAACGGGAGATTTTTTATGTTTCAAATTCAGACAGTTGTTGAGAAGTTCGCTATTCCGCGATATGAAGGATGGGAAGAAATCCTAGAACCACTCGTTCGCAAGATCACAGGCGCACAACAGGGTAAAGTTCGAACAGGTGTAGACTATCAAAACAATGTCTTCAAGATGAAAATGCACCGCTTCGGCATATGTCATTGTTCCTATGGTAAGCAATATCGGGAGTTTGTAGAGAATAACGGTCATGCTCTAGAGTGTTTCCATACAGCATGGCAGGAGATTCAAGACGCTTTCAAGAATCATCCTAAGTACCATGATGCACTGATACTTAAGACAGAACGCATCAATATGGAGACTCAGTTGTGTCGCAAGTTCCGTGTACCGTATCGTGGTGGCGTATACATCGCAAACGTTTGTACTTGTGATTTTAAGCGCAAATGGGAAGCATTGGGTATTGAGCATGATGAAGATTGTGAACACGTTGCGCCGAATTTCTGGCATACGGAATCTGATTTGAAGATATGGTGGGTCAAGAAGTTCTTCAGAGAATCGTATTCCAACAAACGTGTTGACACTCAAGAGTTTAAGAGTATAATCAAAGAATGCCTCAAATCAGTTTGAACCTTCGGGGCAGATCTTCGTTTGTATGATCGGGTATGTATATAGAAAGAATTTACCATGGAAGAACAAGAATTCATTGAGTATGAAGAGGACGAAATTGAAGATGTAACCTTAAAAGCAGCAGTCATGGCGCAGTTTTCACAAGCACCGTGGTACTGTAGTTCTATTGCGGTTCACACTGTTATCCTGCTTATTCTTCTACTCCTGCCTGTAGCACACGATCAAACCAACCATCGACGCATTGTTATCACGACAGAGATAGTCGAAGAACCTATTGTAGAGGATATCGACGAACCTGATCCAGATCTTGAAACCAAAGATCCGGAAGTTACAGATCCAGAAAACCTCAAACTCGATGAAGTGATTATCAAGACTACCGATATTCAAATCTCAGATCACTTTGAAACAGATGACGATATGGACACGGATACCGCTCTTGGAGATCCTGATAATATCTCTGATGTTGATCATGAGTTTATAGGTACTCCTTCGCTTATGGGTGTGGGAAACAGTGGTGGTAAAGGTGGTGGAGGTCGCTTTGGTTTCCGCACTGGTGGAGGTCGTGGTGACAAGGTAAGAGAAGGTGGTGGGGATAGAGGCACCGAATCTTCTGTGAATATGGCATTGCGTTGGTTGGCAGCACACCAAGAGTCTGATGGTCGTTGGAATTGTAAAAAGTACGGTGGTGGTTTGAAGCACGGTGATGACCACGCTGTTACTGCTCTTGCTCTACTTGCCTTTCTCGGTGCTGGTAACTCTTCCAGATTTGGAAAATATCGCCGCAATGTTAAGGCAGCATCCGACTGGTTGATGAATGAGCAAAAGAACGGACACATTGGGACTCACAGGTATACTTCGGGTCTGACTCTTATGGCAATGGCAGAAACCTACGGCATGTCCATGGACCGTAAATACCGCAAGTCTGCACAGGCGGCAGCAGATTGGGCAGTCAAATCGCAATGTAAAACTGGTGCTTGGGATTACAAACCAAACTCTGACAGAAGCGACACATCAGTTACAGGTTGGTGGATCATGGGGATCAAGTCGGCAAAGGTATCCGGACTCCACATTCCTTCCGAAACCTATGAGTTGGCACTAGAATACATTAAGAAAGCCACCACAAAGGCAGGAAGTGTTTCTTATTCGTCTAATGGTGGAGCAGTAAAGGCAGGTGGTGGATCTCCACGCATGACCGCTGTAGGTCTAACTTGTCTCCAATTCCTCGGTGTCGATAAGAAGAACGAAAGAGTTAAAGGTTGTGCTGATTCTACATCCAAGATCAATCCTCAACCCGAGAAGTTTGATTTCTATCTCTGGTACTATCAAGCGCTCGGACTCTTCCAAATGGGCGTTAAGTCAGACTACTGGAAGAACTTCAACGAATCAATGAAAACGTCCCTACTAACCACTCAAGTCAAGGTAGGGACGGTACAACAGAACAAGGGTTCTTGGAATCCTGATACAGATAAGTACGGTCCAAGTTGGGGTCGCGTTGGTCAAACCGCAATTGGCGCACTCATGCTAGAGATCTACTACAGATACAAAGAGGTTAAACAGTAAACGTCAAACAATCCTGCATGTAAACAGAAGCGACAAGGAAACATACCCAACCCGTAGAAACAACGCAGTCATCGTAAGAACCTTCCTCCGCTTGGAATCTTCTATTTCCAGCGGAGGTTTTCTTTTCAATAAAGGTGAGGAACTCGTTGATTGTATCCGCATCCCTCACAACTAACTTACCATCTTCTGCCATCTTCTTGAGAGCATTCACCATCTTAGTCTTCGTAGCAGTGTTGGAGTTGATACCAACCGTTGGTGAGTCTGGATGATAGTAAGCATTCTCCCAATAGTATTCCTCTAGCATCTTGTCTGCAAACGACTGACCAATACCGTTGTTTTCCAAAATGAAGTAAGGTTCACCCCATTGTGGCAATATATCAAACACATACTCCACAAAGTTAGGAATGTTGACTAAGTTGGATCTAAAGATAGCACACTGTACTAACTTGGTAATTACAGCGTCCGGAACATCTTCGGACTTCTTCTGATATTCTAGATAGTCCTGCTCGTTGGGTTCTCTCCACTCTACGCGATAGATTTGCAGTACAGAGTAGTCGTTACCACTACCAGTTGACACATCAGCAGACGCGATATACGGTACATTCTTTTTTGGCATTTCATAGATACGATAGTATCCACCCATTGCCTTTTCTTCTTGGATAGGTTTGATACCCTTCATGTTCTTAAGAGCAGCTGCAGAAACAACAGTGGTTTGGGAACCGATAAAGTGGTTACCATACTCAGAGTTGAACGCAATCTGCCCAATGTCGGCAATCATGTTCTCTTTCCACTCTGCCGACGAATACTCTGGAACTTCCCAATAATCCACACGCACAGGAACATACGTGTTAGTCTTATCGATAGCACCCTTCCAGATCGTGTGGAATAGGTTTCCTACACCTCTAGCGGTAGAAGTAATAACAATTTTTTCACCCTTGGATATGGTTGGAAAGTTAGCTCGATAAAACTCTCGTGCTAGGTTCTCTGGTATCAAAGCACACTCATCAATATAGAGGAATGATACAGACTCACCAGCTATAGCATCCTTGGATGTCGCTGCTGAAAAAATCTTAGATCCATTTTCAAAAGTGATTGTATGAGCATTATATTCAATAACACCTAATTTTAACCAATCAGGAAGATTTTCATATGCTGTTTTAACATCATCCAAAATGCTTTTCGCGGTCGAATCCTTATTTGCTAAAATAGCACAGCATTTATGCGGGTGAAAAATGGCATACCACACCATATAAATAGCAATAGCAGTTGTTTTTCCAACCTGCCTAGATGCTAAGATCACAGTAGATCTATTATTGTGAACAGTATTAATAATCCTTTCTTGATAATCTCTAAAATTGAGTTTAATTCTACCTTCGGATGGATGAATTACATAACAATACTTATTGGAAAAATATATAGCATCTTGTTTACATTTATATAGTTCTTGAAGCATTTTTTCAGAAAACTCAACTTTTGCTCCCGGATCTGTTAAAAGACTATTTTTTTTCTTTGCCATTTTTACTCCACACAAAAACTTTATTTCCACAATTGTATATCTTTTGGTATTTATGTTTTCTCATCTGTTCATCTTCTGTTAAAGAAGATTCTTTCAACTCCGATTTCCGAAATTTGAATCTATTAAACCTTTGATTTCCATAGCACCAATAATAATTAGGCGTTGTTTCTTTATGTAATTCAAACCCATTCGCTAAATACACATCCCCGGTAAATAATCGTTTATCACAATATGATATGGTAGATTGAATAGAAAGGTGTTCGACAGCATATTTCCATAGTTTACTAAATCCACCTATTACCTTCATATTTGCCATATTACAAAATCTTAACAATTCATAATCATATATTTTATTTTTGAATCTTGGAGATCCAAGAGTAATACAAGATACTAATTGATCATTATGATACAAACCAAAAGCGTATTTGGATGGAATATACCCTTGAATATGATTGTTATCTAAAAATGACTTCTCTTCAGAATATGATACTGGTCTGACAATTGTCTTACGACCATATATTCGAGACACATCCACATTCAAAAAACAGTTAATAAGAGATTTTACCAAATGTGATTTTTCAATCCATTCGTCTTCATAAATCTGTATTAATCGTATACCTTCTTTGGCGAAATATTCCGTTTTGTTTTTGTGATAATCAGCGGATTTAAACAGATCTGAATGGTAATATAATCCATTCATTTCAACCCCAAATTTCTTCTCTGGAACATAAATATCAATTTCATTTTTTTCTTTAACAAATCTAGAAACAACTGTTTGGTTTAAAGTTGTTTCAACATACTCTTTCAGTTGACGCTCCATTGAAGATGTCTTTAAGTCTTTTGGTAGACATTGATAACAGATTTCCATATTATGATCTAAACGATACTCCAATGGTTTTCGATTAAAAACACTTATCGAATTACATTTTGGACATTGAATATGGAATAAAGATTGATACTTAAAAGTTTTTTGAACCAGCGTGTATCCTTCTGGAAGTCTTTGTTGTATTTGCCAGCATATTCGTTTTTGTTTAGATTCTTTAGTTTTCTGATAGATGTCTGAATTTTGTAGAGGAAAATCACAGTTGTATTTTTTTTGATTTCGTATCCGAGTCTTAGCATGAAATGTTTCCATGTAATCTTCACCATAACGAGATATCATTGTAGAAATTTGTTTCGATGAGTTATTATAATTCTCATCGCCATACTTCTCTTTTTTTATATTCTTAACATGCTCAACAAATCCATTCATTGATCCATATTTTTTATTGATTGTTTGTTGTCTTTTAATAATATGTGTCTTATCTTGATAGTAGCAAGATCTAGAACAAAAATCACTATATCCTCTTTTGAGTCCCTGAAACTTAGTAGGTTTTCCACAATTTACACAAACACCCTCGTTCTCTTTTCTCAGCACTTGATCATAAAAATCTTTAGATTTTTTGATTCCGTGATGCGACCGAACATGAAGTAAGAATAGTTGGCTTATATTAGAACATTCAATATCTTGATTACATATGGGACAATTCATTCGATTTCTCCTTTATACCTATTTAGTGGGTATAAAGGCACAATCGGCAAAAAAATTATTGTTTTTCTTCATCTTCGATGATAGGTGCTTCAACAATGTTCTCTGTGCCCATATTTCCATTCATAAGTTCTAATAGTTCATGTGTTGATCCAACAGCAATAATCTGATTATTAGATGGTCCTGCTTGCGCAACCTGTTCCTTGATCTCAATCTCGCGCTTCTTAAGATCTGCCTTGTACTTCTGAATCTCAAGGTGGGATCTCTCGTTTTCCAACTTTGCTTTGCGGTATTGAATCTCGCCAATATCTCTCAACATGTCGGCAACTTTACCCATAGTCTCATTGATAGACATGACTACGTTGGTATTGTAACCGACTTCTGCAAGACAATTCTCAAGATGGTCGAGAAGGTTGATACCTCTTTCTGCCAGCATCCCGAAGACAATCTTTGCTTTCTCTTCTTCGTTGTACATAGGCACAAAGACTTCATCTCCATGCTCATCCACCTTCTTAACTCTAGCGCCCATCGCTTTCTTAATCTCATTCAGCGTATGGATCGGTAGATGCTGTGGACCATCATCTGAACCAGAAACAGGAGCAGGTTGCCCACCCAACACAGCAAGGATATCAGTGACGGTCACTCCGTTCTGTGCCTTAGCATCTTCCATCAGTTTCTTGGTTTCCTCGATACCATCATCGACTTTCTTCTTGTCTTCGTTTCTAGGTCTACCCATACTGTCTCCAAATAAAAACACCCCACCATAATCGCCGGGAGAGAAAAACGATTACAGCAGGGTGCAAAGTTTCCGAAAGGATACGTTATCTTCTAAAACGTGCCCGACGAGTAATTTGACGGATCAGATCACTTTGATCATGTTCGCGTAGAGGTTTCTTGATATACTCATCGAGCATGTCGTGTGGCATCTCGGAGATCGCCTCTACAAGTTCCTCAAGAACAAAATTCGTATCCTTGTTCTCTCCCAACAAGTTTTTCTTACGGTGTTCGACGTAGATGTAGTATCCAGCAGCAACAAGACCGACACCAATAACAATCAGGACTACCCATGGATATTGGTTGATCATGATACCACAAGCGATTAGAGAAGCACCCCCGGCAGAGATACCCATACCTAACCACCACATTCCAAAGAACATTAGAACTACACCAACAGCAACCATGATGCCACCAAAGACAAACAGTTGTACTGGTGCCGAATTTAGTTTCCAAGAAGAAGACATCTCAGTGAAAGAGTCAAGGGATGAGCGACCATCTGCCGAAAGACGGAACTTACCCTTAGAACCTACAGGAAGTTCTGCATCTACACCGTCAATTCGAATCTTTTGGTTGGGTAGAGGTCCACCGTTTTCATCCAGAACAGGAACATCTGGAAGTTCAATCTCACCCTCAATAGATCCGATTACACGCTCTTTGACGTTATCTGTTTGTGATGCGTTGCCTTGATTACCTTGGGGAATACGGTTCTTAGGTGAACCCCATCTACCATTGCAACCTGTCAGCAAACACACCAGCAATAGAACTATGAATGTCTTCTTAAGCATAATAATCACCTCTATCCTATTTAGTATCAATATGCTGCGATTTTACATATAATCTCGGTAAGGTGCAGTTGGTGGAGTAAATGCTGCTGTCCAACGTGCAACTCCCTTTGTAACTCTAAATTCGTCAAAGTATCCTCTCACATATTGCGGAGTGAAGAAGTCTGTACCAATATATAGAGGACCATCGTGTGAGAATGTTATACTATTCGTGGCAGTAGCGATAACCGAACCATTGCGGAATGCATACCACGAATTTCCAATACGAGTTACAGCGACATGATACCAAGTATCAACGCTCCATCCAGAAAGACTATTCTGATCCAAGATCTCTGTAGCACTACCACCTGTACGGTTTGTGAACGTCAATCCAGTGCTATCGTGTCTCTGGATTCCAATTTGACGATTCGCGCATACAACCTGGCCGCAGCCGCAGCGTCCGCATCAGATACGGCCAGCGCCTTTGCCCGTTCCAGCAGCGCCAGCTCGCGCTCCTGCTCTGCCGCAGCCAGATACTCCACCGCCTTACGCTCCGCAGATGCCTCGGCCTCGGTCATAAGCGACTCCGGGTTGTTGCCGAGGTCAAGCCATGCCTGCACCGCGTCAGTGTACTTTGACAGCCGACCACCCCGAACCTTCGGCGGAATGGGATAGGGGAACGCGCACTCGCGCCCATCGTCAAAAGTGCAGTGCAGCGTCTTGCCGTCCATGCTCGTCTTCGCTTCTGTAAGTTTCATTTCACGGTCTCCTTCTCTATCTGTTTGATTTCGTCGGGACTCGGCAACGCCTGCTCGTGCCGCCCGTATTCCGATTGTTCCAGCATCTCAATCAACTTCCGGTCATCCTTGATGATCGCCGCCCACTCCTCGCGCTCTGCAATAGGCAGCGAGCACAAATTCTTCAGCGTCACCTCGTCCACGCGCCCCGTCGTCAGCTTGGATAGGGCGGCGCGTTTCAGGTGCCACCAGCGCCACTCCTGGCGATCCAGCTCGATACGGCGTTCCTCGGTGATCTCCCCCAGTTCGGCCTTGAGGTCACTCGCCACTCGTAAAAACAGCGCGGCCTCCCGCGTCGTGTCGCGGATGCCGCGTTCGGCCTCTTCGAGATGACCATGCGCGGCGCGGAGTTCGATAGTCGCCCGGCGGGCGTCCCGTCCATCCTCGCCATCAACACGGTCCTGCAAATCCTCCATGTTGATCAGGAGCAAGTCGCGGTCGGTAATCATCTGGCGCAGACCCCGAGCGCGCTTGTACAATTCTCGCAGTGCCTGCTTGTATGTTCCCCATGGCGTGCGGCCTCCCAGCACGAAGGACCCTAGCTGAGTGGCATCCTGCCCGGTACGATGGTCAAGCAGTAAGTCGTGTAAGTCGTTTAGCATGTTATGTCTCCTCTCCTAAATAGTCGATGCGGCGAGATTACGCCGACCCGGCGTCGGCATATCGGTCTCGTTCGCCCAACTGGTCCCGTCCCATGAATCGCAATCTTGTAATTCGATGCCGTCGTCCCCTCCGTAGACGTAGCCGGTGGAGCCGATCGTCGATGCGGCGAGGTAATTTCTCGCCGGCGTCAGCATATCGGCCTTGCTCGCCCAACTACTCTCGTCCCACGAGTCGCAATCTCGCAAGAGGCCGTGGCCGTTCCACCCGCCATAGACGTAGCCAGTACCGCCAATCGTCGATGCGGCGAAGTGTCCCCG